CGCAAGCGCACGGGTGTCGACCTACTTGAGGTCGCGGACGCACGGCTGATGAACATGTTCGACCTCATCAACGTGCGGGTTCAGTGGGTCACCGACTGGCAGGTCGGCACGGCCGGTCTCCCGGGCGGCTCCACGCCGATCACCACGTGGCCGACCACCGTCCAGTTCCTCATGTGGGCGGCTGGCACCTTCGCGCTGGGTCGAGGCCTGCAGCTGAACCTCGGCGTCGTTCGCGACTCCGTTCTCAACCAGACCAACGACCACACAGGAGAGTGGCTGGAGGAGTGCTGGATGATCGCGAAGATCGGTCACGAGTCTCGGCTCGGCACCATCGCGATCTGTGCGGACGGCACCACGGGTGCTGCCGACCTCACCGCTTGCGCGCCGTAAGGACGCGGCGTGAACGAGTCGGTTCCGACGGGAGAGGGAGGTGTGACAGATGGGGATCGAGGTCTACACGTCGGTCACGCCTCCTGACCTCTTCGTCGACCCAGCATTCACACTCGCCGCGAACGTCACCTGGATCACGCCCGGCGACGCACACTGGCAGGGTGGCGTGCAGTACGAGGCCAACTGCTCCGAGGTCGCGGCCACGCTGATGGAGTGTATCTCCGGCGCGCCCAGTCCGATTCCCGCGAAGGCCAGCACGTACTCGCGGCTGTTCCGCGGTGCGAGAGCGTTCACGGCGTACGCCGAGGTCGACTGCTCGCCGACGAAGGAGTGGTGGACCGAGGGACAGACGCGAGTGCTGCGCGCACTCGCCATGTCCGGACCCACCCAGCTGGAGCGAACGTTCTGGACCGGCGTCGCCATCACGGGCAACGCACTCGTCTACCCGAACCTCACCAGCACCGGGCCCATCTTCAACAGCACGGGCCGCGTCCTCCTGCAGCCGTCCGCGACCGTCATCAGCGGTGCGCCGCTCGACGTCGTCGAGGGCATGGGTCGACTCGAGAAGGCACTGGGTGACTGCTACGACGGTGTGGGTTGGATCCACGTACCGTCCAACCTCATCCAAGCGCTCTACGCGCGGAACCAGTGCTACGAGCGGAACGGTAAGCTCTATTCGTCGCGCGGTAACATCGTCGTCGTAGGTGACGGGTACTCGTCCAACGTGGGTCCCGGCAACACCACACCACCGGGCGGTTCCGGCTGGCTCGCTGCAACGAGTCCCGTGTGGGGCATCCGCGGCACGCCACGTACGTGGAATGCCACGCAGTCGTTCGACCGGAACGTGGACACGTACAAGGTCATGGCCGAGCAGACGTTCCTCCTCGCGTGGGAGTGCTGCCTCGTCAACGTACTGGTAACCACCGGTGGTGAGCAGGCCGGCGAGCCTGGCGCCGCAACACAGGACACGTAGGAGTAGCGAATGGCCGACCAGAGCGCAGTTCCCATCAAGGGTCGCGTTATGCGGCTCATTCAGCTCGACGTGTGTGGCAACCCGGTCACGGGCGCGAGCGGACTGCAGGTCATCACCAAGGGATTCATCCAGATCCAGGCCGAGCCGCAGTACGAGGACGGAGAGGCCCAGCGTCAGCGACTCGCCGACGGCAGCCTCTGCGTCAACGACGATGACCCGGATGAGTTCACCCACGTCAACCTCACGATCCAGATGTGCGGCGTCTGTCCGTCCGTCTCGCAGATCATCAACGGTGCGCGGCTCCTCGGCACGGGTGCTCCCGTGACCGGCACGGGTGCGGCGTACGCCGAGGGTCTCGTCTCCGCGCGGTTTAGCCTCGAGGTGTGGCAGAACGTGACCGGTCGCGGCAACTGCGACCCGGCGACGGGTGCACCCAAGTACGTCTACTGGGCATTCCCGAACGTGGGTAGCGGACGCGTCGGATCGCTCACCATTGAGAACGCCGCACTTACCATGGAGCTGCAGGCGAAGACCGATAACGTGGGCATCTTCTGGGGAGACGGTCCCGGCACACTGGGTCCGTGGGCACCGACGTTCGTCGACGGCGAGCACTACATGTGGAACATCACAACGGTCGCACCGCCGACGATCCCGTCGAACTGCGGAGCTACGCCGATCACATAGGAGGCCGGTGTGACGACGAAGAGCGCCGGTCCGTGCCAGCCGTGGACACCGATCTGGTGTCAGCAACTTCCCATCTCCACGGCTCCCGTTAGCGGATCGGCGCTCCAGGTCGCTACAGAGATCCTGTGGGCGATGTCGGGTCGGCAGTTCGACGAGTGCACGCTTACACTGCGTCCGTGTCAGAAGGACTGCTTCGGTGGGACGTGGCCGTACTACGACCGGTGGAACGAGTTCGGCACGGGCTGGCCGTACCCATACAACTACAACGGCCAGTGGTTCAACCTCGGCTGCGGAGGATGTCCGGGCGACTGCTCGTGCACCGTCCTCTACGAGGCCGCGCTGCCGCAGCCCATCGAGTCCATCGTGCAGATTAAGATCGACGGCGCCGTCATGCCGACCGGGTCCTACACGGTGTACGACTACCGGAAGCTCATCCGGACCGACGGGCACCCGTGGCCGCTGTGCAATGACCTCAACAAGCCGGACACCCAGCCGGGAACGTGGTCGGTGACGGCCGTGTTTGGTACCACGGTCCCCGCCGCTGGGCAGCTAGCGGTGGGTGAGCTGGCCCGTGAGATCGCGCTCGCGTGCGTGGGTGACAACCGGTGTGCGCTGCCCAAGCCCGTGCAAAACCTCGTGCGGCAGGGTGTGTCCATGACGTTCCTCGATCCCACGCAAGTGTTCGCCGCGGGGAAGGTCGGACTCTTCTTCTCCGACCTCTTCATCTCCGCGTTCAACCCCGGTGGGATCGCCGCTCGGGCACAGGCGATCGACGTCCAGCAGTCGTACCCGAGGCGTGTGACGTGGCCACCCTAAACCCGAACCAGGTCGCACAGCTCATCGTCGACTGTGCGCTCGCGCACGTGCAGACCGCGGACCCCAACGGGATCGACCGGCACGGCGTCGTCGTGGGCGCGGAGATCGCCGACGACGACTGCCAGTGCGGTCAACTCGTCATCGCCGAACAGCGACGCTACCCGTCACGTGACTTCCCGCTCGAGGAGGTCGATCATACCGCGGAGTGCGGCGAGCCGTGGATCGTCGTGCAGTACGTGCTGCGCATCTCACGGTGTGTGCCCGTGCCGAACGAGAACGGCGTCCCACCCAGCATCGTCGACCTGTCCGCCGCTGCGACACTTCAGTCGGACGACATGACGAAGATCCGCAACGCCGTGTACTGCTGCCTCACAGCCGAGTACGATCCCGACCACATCGACGCGTTCCAGCTCGGGTCGCAGGAGGTCACGGGTCCGTCGGGTGGCTGTGCCGGTTCAGAGCTCACCATCATGGTCGGCTGGACGAACGACTGCGGGTGTTGATGATGAATGGCCACCGCACACGTTCGTAGGATCCGAAACACGCGTGAGCTGCAGGCGCTCCTCACGTCGCTGAACGGCGCCGTCGCGAAGGACCTCTTCCGTCGCGGTAAGAAGGTCGAGACCCGGGCGAAGCGCAACCTACAGCGTGAACCACGCCGCGTCGACACGGGCTGGTTGCGCAGCAGCATTCACACCACACTCCTCACCGTCGGCGGGTTCCCGGCCGTGCGCGTCGGGACGAACGTGTACTACGCCATCTACGTGCACGACGGCACGGGCATTTACGGACCCAAGGGTCGGTACATCTACCCGGTGAACGCGAAGTACCTGTCGTGGAAGCTTAAGAACGGTAAGCGCGTGTTCGCACTGCGCGTCAAGGGCATGCGACCCAACCCGTTCCTCAGGGACGCCGTCATGGCGGCGAAGGACTGATATCGATGGGTGTCAATTCTCACACGGCGTGTTTTAGGATTACACCATGACCGAACCTGTGGTACCCAGATTCAAGGACTTCACGATAAGTGAGGAGCCCGTCACGTTCCGCGTCGCACCCGACACCTTCGAGTGCGTACCCGAGGTGTCGCTCGACGTCCTCATGGAGATGGCCGACGTCGCGGAACTGAAGGGCGACCCGAAGGGTCAGCTCGCGAAGATGCTCGGTTTCTTCGCGGGCGTGATGACACCCGAGTCGTATGCGACGTTCGTCGCACGCACCAAGAAGGGTGCGAGGCAGCCCATCGGCATGCGGGTCATCGTACCCGTGCTACAGTGGATGATGGAGGTGTATGGGCTCCGCCCTACGGAGCCGTCGTCCGAATCTGCCGATGGATCCACGACCGACGATTCGAGCTCGACGGATACTGCCTCCTCCGAGGACTTGACCTAACAACACTCAAGGCTGCGAGGGCACTCAACGTGGCGACTCACATCTTAGTTGAAAACGCGAAGGATGAGGCGGCGCGCACGCGACTTCGCCAGGAACTGTGGGGTCCGCTCCGCACGATGGGTGGCGGATCCGACGATCCCGAACACGCGCCGGCCTGGTGGCACGGCGATGAAGACGCATACGAGACGTCACAGGCCGCGATGATGAGGATGCCACAGCGGAGGTAAGACGTGCCTCGCAAGATCGATACCGCGTTCGTTGAGTTCCTACCCGACCTGCGCAACTTCACGCGCACGGCGGACACGGAACTCAACCGCGCGTTCTCACACATCGAGCGTGAGGCCGCGCAGTCTGCGAACCAGGTGGAACGTCAGTTCACCCAGATGGAACGCGAGATCGAAGACGTCTTTAACGAAATTGCCAACACAGGCACGATCGACATGGAGCGGCTCACGGCCGTCGCGCGCAACGTGGCGACATCCGTGGGCCGCGACTTTCAGGTCGGCGGTGAGGTCGCCGAGGACGCGTTCACCGAGATCAGGCGCACGGGTGACCGTGAGATGGATCGGCTGGACCGCGACGTCACCGCGACGACCGCGAAGATCGCGGGTAAGTTCGGAGCGCTGAAGCTGGCGCTCACCGGCGCCATCTTCGGCGTGGGCACCGCACTCGTCGCGGGACTCGGTGCCATCACCACGTTCGGCCTCGTGTCCGCTGCCCAGCTCGAGCAGGTGCAGATCTCGTTCAACTCACTCCTCGGTTCAGCGGAGGAGGGACAGCGCGTCTTCCGTGAGCTGCAGAAGTTTGCGGCCGTGACGCCCTTTGAGTTCCCAGACGTGGCGAACGCAGCGAAGCGGTTCCTCGCGTTCGCGCAGAACGTGGGCATGTCGAAGGATCAGCTACAGGGCTTCCTCACCGTTGTGGGTGACCTCGCGTCCGTGACTGGCACGGGCGCAGAGGGACTCAATCGCATCGTGCTCGCCATGGGACAGATCGCGTCGAAGGGTAAGCTCCAGCTCGAGGAGCTGATGCAGATCAGCGAGGCGGTGCCGGGCTTCTCCGCGGTCGGTGCGGTCGCCCAAGCGCTGGGTGTCACCACCGCGAAGGCGATGGAGATGATCTCGGCCGGTGAGGTCAACGCCACGGTCGGCATCAATGCGCTGCTCGAGGGGATGAAGAAGTTCCCGGGTGCAGCGGGCGCGATGGAGAAGCAGTCCCAGACGCTCCTCGGCGTGTTCTCCACCTTCAAAGACACCGTGTCGCAGACGCTGGCCGATGCGTTCGCGCCCGTCATCCCGGACATTAAGAAGGCGCTGACCGACGCCACACCCATCATCGGCGACGCACTTAAGACGCTCGCACCCGCGATCGGTAGCCTCCTCAGTGCGATCGCACCGCTATTCTCCGTCCTGGTCAAGCTGATCGTACCGTTGCTCGTACCGATCCTCGACGCGCTCGGACCGGCGATGACCAAGCTCGCTCCGGCGATCGAGGAACTCGCACCCGCGCTTGGTGAGATGGCGAAGGCGATGGTGCCCATCATCCCAATCGCCGCGGACCTACTACTCATCATTCTCCAGCTCGTCGAGCCGCTAATGTCCGCGTTCATCCCGGTGATGAAGCTCATCGCGGTCGTCCTCACCGCCGTGGAGAAGCCGCTCGCGGAGCTCGCACGCGCGATGCAGATGATTGACTGGGGCAAGGTCGGTCACGCCATCGCGGACGCGTTCAAGGCGGCGGGCAAGGCGATCGGTGACTTCTTCGGCGCGGTGGGTCGGTTCTTCATGCGCATCGTCGGGTTCTTCCGCGCGTTGCCGGGACGCATCCTACACTTCATCATGGACATTCCACGCATCGTCCTGAGCATCATCAGTAAGATGTTCGACCTCGTCATCCAGGCGATCGGCATCGGCATTGGTCTCATCATCTTCAACTTCACGAAGCTGCCGGGACTCATCCTCGGCGCGCTCATCAAGCTGCCCGGGTTCCTCGTCGACATCATGACGAAGGCCTGGACGAACGCGCTGACCATCGTCACGACCGTCGGAGCGAAGATCCTCGACTTCGTGTTGAGCCTGCCGGGTAAGATCATCAACGGCATCATGGCACTGGGCCCTGCCATCGCGACGCTCTTCACGAACATGTGGGACAAGGCGAAGAAGATCGTGTCCAACGCGATCAGCGCGATCGTCGACTTCGTGCGGAACTTCCCCAAGCGCATCAAGGACTTCGGCATCCAGATCGCGACGAACATCGTGAACTTCTTCAAGGGCTTCCTCAACCACGTCATCGACCAGCTCAACGCCGGCATCGCTCGCGTGGACGACATCCTGCCCGGCAGCCTGCCACGCATCCCACGTCTGGCGCAAGGTGGCGTCGCGTTCGGCCCCGCGATGATCGGTGAGGACCGCGGGACTGCTCCCGAGGCCGCGATCCCGCTGGGTGACGCACGCGCGCTGGCGATGTTGCGCGACGC